TTACAAGTAGAGTTCGTGATGGTTTGTGGGGTGTTTTTGGTGTAAAAGATGTTGATGGTAGTATAAAAATGCCAAGTAGTGATCATAGTAAAGAATATTTAGAACAAAGTTTTAATAATCCAGCATTACAAAATACCATAAATGCAGCATCAGAGTATGTTAAAAATGGTAATGTAGATAAGGGAGTTGTAAAAGCTTTACAGAGACATCAGAAAAGACTTAGTAGAATTACATCTAAATATGATATACCAAGTGATGAGGCATCTGAAGCAGTAGGTAAAAGTTATAATGAAATGATGGTAGGATTGCACGAATCAGATAGTGAAGTTGCTTCAGCTATTATGAAACAATTAGCAGAAAATAGATTATATGAAGAAGAATTAGCTAAAGGTGAAGAAGTTTATTTACCATCAAACGGTTCTTTTCCTGGTGGGGATAAAATTAAAGTTGATGGTTTAGAGAGAGTTACTTTGGTTAGTGTTAAATGGGGAAAAGCAGGAAGAACATATGGTTGTCCAGCAAATGCTAAAGCAGTAACTTCATTACATCCTGATGAGAAAAAGAGATTTAATCAAGGACAATATGTTGGTGAAGATGGACATACATTATTAATAACTGATGATTTAATCAAAGGTGATAGTAAAGAAGAAACTATAAAAAAGACAGACGATTTTATAAACAGTACATTAGGTGAAGTTGCTTTGGGTAGTGTATTGGATGAAAATGAAAGAAAAACAGTAGCATCCACTTGTTCAGATTATATGGATGAAATAGATAGAATAAAGAAAGAAGTAAAAGATACTAATCCAGCAGACGCTACTGATTATTGGAAAAGATTTAATGTTAAATTAAAAGAAATTGAACAAGACTATAAAGATAAAATGAGAGATGTTTTTGATGATGATAAAATAGCAGCTCTTGTTGGTGAAAATAATGTAGTTAACTTTAAAAATCATACAAGTCCAGACGTAATATTAGGTATAATAGAAATGGCTAATAACATAAGGACATCACAAGGTTATGGTTTATCACACAATAAACAATATTATGACAAAGAAGGAAATCCACAATCTAAAACAGATGTAGGAACAACCGATCCAAATGATTATGCGTTAAGACCAAGAAATAAAAGAACTGCAGGTAGAGCTGGTGGTGGAATACAATTATCATTTACAGGTGATGGAAAATCAGCAGATGTAGAATTAACAGATAATGGTTCAAGAGTAGATGCTAAAACTGGAAAAATAAACGAGATTTAATATGAAAACACAACTATTAGCAACATTTTGCAAAAGAAATAGATTATACGAAACAATAGATTTGATTATAGCTTGTAACGATATAGTATTCGACAAGATATATGTATTTCAGAACGAAAACGATTATCATCAATTGATATGTACATACAATGTAGAAGCAACTGATGACTATGTTGAAAGTTCAGTAGATACTATTTCCATACATAGAAAGAAACAATCAAATTCTTTATACACAATTAATGCACTTAATGAGTTAGTTAAGAAACTAAACAATGGTGTATTAGATAATTCATTTCCAATACCCTGGGAGAACTACAGAAATCGCATGTTATTGACAAATGAAGAGGGACTATATGAAATACCAACAAGGGTATATTCAATAATCCACACAAAAACATGGAAATCTGATTTAGATGAAAAATAAATTACATTTTGGGAAATATATATAATACTTATATATGTATGAAAACGGTTACAAATAAATTAGTAACAATTAAACAATTAATGAATAACAAATAGGAGATATCTAATGGATATTAACGCATTGAAGAAGCGTCTAGGTCAACTTCAAATCACAAACAATCGCACATCAAATCTTTGGAAGCCATCCCCTGGCACAACTCAAGTAAGAATCGTACCTTATAAATTTAATAAGGACAATCCTTTCATTGAATTGTTTTTCCATTATGATTTGGGTAGAAAATCTTATCTTTCACCAATGTCATTTGGTCGTCCAGACCCAATCGAAGAGTTTTCTCAAAAACTTAAAGCTTCGGGTAACAAGGAAGACTATCGTTTAGCTCGTAAAATCGAGTCTAAGATGAGAACTTTTGCTCCAGTAATCATTCGTGGTGAAGAAAGTCAAGGTGTCAAGTTTTGGGGTTTTGGCAAAACAGTTTATCAAGAACTGCTTTCCATTATCGCTGATCCTGATTATGGTGATATTACCGATCAAATGAATGGTCGTGATATTACTGTAGAGTTCAAGACAGCAGAAGAAGTTGGAGCTTCGTTTCCAAAAACAACAATCAGGGTTAAACCAAATCAAACCCCGATTACAGAAGATGCAACTCTTCTTGAGAATCTAATGGACAACCAAAAGGATATTACTGANATATATCAGGAACAAACNTATGANGAACTTACTGAAGTTCTNAATAATTGGTTAAATCCAGATGAATCTGAAGAATCACAAGAAGAATCTGTAACTGAATCTAAAGCTTCACCTAAAGAAGAAGTTAAAGAGGATGTATCAGCAGCATTTGACGATCTGTTTAATAACTAATAAAAAACAAGTAAGTTGGGGGGTGGGAGTTCCGACTTTCGCTCCCCTAAGTTATACAAATTTAGGAGAAGTTTATGTCAACAAGAGACGATTTGGCAGGGCAACTTGCCGCTAGTCTAAATAAAACTTTTAAAGATACCAAAGTTGCATACTTTCTTGATGGTAGTGATACAACACCTACAGATATAAAAGAATTTATTTCTACGGGATCTACATTATTGGATTTAGCCATTTCAAATAGACCAAATGGTGGAATAGCAGTAGGTAGGATATCAGAACTTAATGGATTAGAATCAAGTGGTAAATCTTTAGTTGGTGCACATCTTTTAGCTGAAACTCAGAAAAAAGGTGGTGTAGCAGTCTATATTGATACTGAAACTGCAGTAAGTCAAGACTTTTTAAAAGTTATTGGTGTCGATATTAATAATATGTTGTATCTACATTTAGAAACTGTCGAAGATATATTCGCAGCAGTAGAAGAGATTGTGGCAAAAGTTAGAGAATCAGATAAAGATAGGTTAGTAACTATTCTTGTAGATTCACTTGCAGCTGCATCAACAAATGTAGAGATGGAAGCTGACTTTGATAAAGATGGTTGGGCTACATCCAAAGCAATTATTATTTCAAAAGCATTAAGAAAAATTACTCAAATGATTGGTAGACAAAGAGTGGCTCTTGTGTTTACAAATCAGTTAAGACAAAAATTAGGTGTGATGTTTGGTGATCCTTGGACTACAAGTGGTGGTAAAGCATTACCATTCCACGCATCTACAAGAGTTAGATTGAAAAACAAAGGTCAAATCAAAGATAAAAAGAATCACGTTATTGGTATGACTATACTTGCACAAGTTGTCAAGAATAGATTAGGTCCACCTTTGAGAAGTTGTGAGTTTCCTTTATACTTTGAGAGTGGTATTGATGATGTAGGTAGTTGGTTAAAAGTAATGAAAGACCATAAGATTGTAAAACAAGCTGGTGCATGGTACACACTTACAGACCATTTAGGACAAGAACACAAATTTCAATCAAAAGAATTCGGTGATAAACTATCAGATCCAGATTTCAAATCATTCGTTTACGAACAAATATGTGATAAAGTTATACTAAAATATGATATGAAAGATTTGGGAATTGATGATGTAGTTGAAACGGAAGAGGTAGTTGGTGAGTGATGTCGAATGCCAGATACCTTTCCATCCTGAATGAGATAAAGAAAAAAGGTGGTTCTGTTAACTTTCAGAACACAAACAAAAAAGTGCTAATAGTTGACGGCTTGAATACTTTTATAAGAGTGTTCAGCGTAATGCCAACTCTAAACGAAAACGGCGTTCATGTTGGTGGCATTGTTGGTTTCCTTAAAAGCATAGGATTTGCCATTAATATGTTTAATCCCACCCGTACTATCATCGTGTTTGACGGTAAGGGTGGGAGCAANCGCCGCCGTAAATTATATTCCGATTATAAAAATAAACGTAGAACGTCTTATAGAGTTAATAGAGTAGCTGGATTAGAAAATGTAGAAGACGAAAGACGAAATATGTTAATGCAACTTAGAAGAGTTGCAGACTATCTTGAATTATTACCACTAACTACTATATCTGTAGATGGTATCGAAGCAGATGATGCTATAGCTTATATCGCAAAGAGTGTAATACCTGATGGTGAAAAAGTAATTATGTCAACCGACAAAGATTTCCTACAATTAGTATCAGACGATATCAAAGTTTGGTCTCCCACTAAGAAAAAATTATACGACAAAGAAGCAGTTTTAGAAGAGTATTGTGTAACTGCAGAGAACTTTATTATGGCTAAAATATTTGAGGGTGATAAATCTGATAATATAGATGGTGTAAAAGGGATAGCTACTAAAACATTGGTAAAAAATATACCAACTTTGGGAGTTGAGAATAATAATTATAGTCTACAAGAGATATACAAATATGCACACAAACACAAAGATGATGATGGAAACTTCTTTGTGAAAATATTACAGAATAAGGAGTTACTTGAACGTAACTATAAGTTGATGCAGTTAGAAGATGTAAACATAAGTGCTTCAACTAAAACAAAATTAATCGATGTTATCAGAGGTCCTATCAGACGTTTAGTAAAATTCAAATTTGAAGCCATGTTCATGGAAGACAGATTATTTCAAAATCTACCAAATGTAAGTAGTTGGTTAGCTCAAACATTTACCACGATGGATAAATATGCGGAGCAAACTGATGGGTAGAAAAAAAATGTATTTTACTGCCAAAGAAAAAAAAGAAGCTCAAAGAAAATGGCAAATGGAATACTACTACAGAAATAAAGATAGCATTTTGAAGAAGATGAAAGATAAGTATAGACAGAAGAAATTAAATTTATC